ATACCGTTAACAAATAATACAAATCAAAAATGGCACAATTACTTCCATTACAAAAGTATGAAGCTAAAGATTACAATGGTCTTGTCACTGACAACCATTTCCATGCTTTGTACCAACAAAAGCCTCAGTTGATTAGTAATGTAATTCGTGAGATTTACAAAACTAATTTACAAGGTAAATTACGTGAGTTCTGTGATCGATTCCCTGTTAAAGAAGTGGAACAAGAGAACGGATTTTACAACTGGATGTTGCAAGGGCAACATGACAAAAACCTTCCTTTAGTTGATGCTGAAACTATTTCAGGAGCATCTATCTCGGGAGGATCTTTTCCTGCTAACGTAGGAGCAAACGGAGAGCGATTCTACTTAATCTTCGACGAAGCTTTATTTGAAGAAACTAACGTTCTTCGTGGAGAAGTTGATGATTATCATCTATTAGTTAAAAAAGCTATGGATGCAGGATCTCGATTTAAGTTCGAAGTTGAATTAGTTACTGACAACCCAACTAAATCTATTCCTTCTGAGGAATTAGCTATTGGTACTCGTTGGTCTAAATTCTACTCACTTGCTCCATCTACACTTTCTTACCAAGGTTCTAAGCCTTACTTTACATCTCCTTGGAGAATGGAAAACCGTCCATCTACTTTAAGAATGGAATATGAGGTAGCTGGTAACACTATCAACAAAGGTAAAAACGAACCACTTGAGTTTGGATTTAACTACAAAGGTCAAACAGAATCTATCTGGATTAACTACCAAGATATGGTTGCTCACCATCAGTGTGAAGAAATGTTTGCTCGTATGTTGATGTATGGTAAGAAAAACTGGACATCTGATCACAAATACTTGAACAAAGATGACAAAACTAAATATGCAGTTGAGTCAGGTTCAGGTTTCTTTGAGCAAATTGCTCCTTCTAACGTTCATTACTATAACACTTACGACCTTGATTGGCATCTTGAATTACTTCTTGATATGGGTGTTGGTAAAATCGAAAGAGGTAAAAGAACTATTCACTTGCTTACAGGAGAATTCGGAGCTATCGAAATCTCTAAGCAAATTAACGAAAAATCTGCTTCTGGACGTTTCACAGTAATCTCTGACAAATTCTTGTTAGGAAATACTAACTCAGGAACAATTGGTGGTAAAAACACTAAGAGTTTACAAGAGCCACAATGGAACGTATACGAGTGGTATAACGGAGTTACTATTATGGTTGAAATCCTTGATTTCTTCGATGATGATGTATACTTCCCACAACGTCACCCAGATGGAAAAGGTTTAGTAGAATCACACAGAATCCTTGCACTTGATTATGGCGATAACGCAGGTATCTACCGAGTTAAGCCAAAAGGAGTTCCAGATTATAATTGGGCGTATATCCCAGGTATGAGAGATCCATTCTCTCCAGGAGGAAAAAACAGTCCTAAGATGGTAGCTTCACGAGTAGACGGATACGAAGTACATTTCCAAAAATGGGGAGGTATGATGATCGAAGATCCTACAAAAGTTGTAGATCTAAGACTACTAGTTGAGAGATAGAATCTTGTTCATAATAAGGTTTAATTGAATAAACAAAAAGGCTCCTTAGAGTTGATAGCCTAGGGAGCTCTTTTTAAAAAGAGAATTTAAAAGACAGCAAATAAAATAAAATGGCAAAGACAGCAACAAAAGAAAAAATAGTTTATGGTACGTTTCTACAAGATAGGATTGTTTCTATAAAACCTGTAGAATCATCAGGTAAATGGAACAACTTACTTGTAAAAGGACAGGATAAAAAGAAAGATCCATTCTTGTATAACAAAATAAAAAGAAGTTATCAAGTACCATTAAACAGCCAAATTAGAGGTGGCGGAGTTAAAGTAATATTGGATGATCAAAAAAGAGTGAACATTCAAAAGTATATGGAAAGTTATCCAAACGGGATGACACAAAAAGAGTTCTTTGAAACAGAGTTGGGAGTAGATTTAAATGCTACTTTACCAACAGAAAAAAACTTCTGGAGATCAGATAGAAGAGGCAGAGTAATTCTAACTAAAGAAGGAACAACTCTAAATCTTAATCGACCTTTAGATATGTTGAAGTATTTAATTCTTCTTTCTAATAAGATGCTAATTTCACCATCTTATGATGAAAGAATTTTAAAAGCAACATATGAATTTATGATTGTAGACGAAGATAAAGTAACTGTGAAGAAACTAGCAGAAGCAAATGTAAAAGCAGATGCATATGTTAAGTTTGCAGAGATTACTAATAGTAAACAAGCAATCATTGGATTTATAAAATCTTTAGGACGAACTATTCCAGCAACTGCTACAGGAGATTGGCTTAAAAATGAAGTATTAAATGTTCTTGAAAAAGATCCTAATTACTTCTTAGAAATAGTTAACCACCCTCAATACAATGATCGTATCTTTGTACAAGAGGCTACTGAAGCAGGAGCTATAGTTAGAAAAGGAAACAAACGATATACTCTTGATAACGGATCAGAGTTAGGTGATTTAACAGATACAATTATGTATTTAAATAACCCTGATAATCAAGAGGTAAAAATGAGAATTAAAGCTAAAATAGATTTAAAACAACGTAATTAATGACTGCAAACGAAATGGCCGACATGTTAGAGGAGAAGCTAGACAGAGCTGATAGCTTTGGTTCTCCTGGTTACGAAGATTTTGATTTATCTTCCGTGCTAACAGAGGCACAGCAGTTATACGTTAAAAAGTTTTTTGATGAAGTAAACAACAGAAAACAAAAAGGCTTTGAAGAAACAGAAATTAGAAACCAAGGGTTGTCAGCATTAGTTAAAGATGCTAACAACCTTTCGGCTTCAGCAGACCAAGCGGGTGTGCTAGTAAATAATAATGTAACAGGTAAATTCTACGACCTACCAAGTGATCACATGTATACTATTTACGAAGAGTGTACAATTGATAAAACAGAATGTGACACTAACAATAGTATTATAGGATGGGTTATGGTAGTTGCTCACAATGAAATGCAAAGATTTAATTGGAGTAAATACAAAAAACCATTTTATAGACCTAATGGAGATTGTAGAGTTTGGCGTTCAGAGTTTAGTAGAGAAACTTCAGCATTAAATCCTGGAGATACTGAAACAGCTAAACGCCACGAACTATTTACTGATGGTACTTTTAACGTAACAAATTATCATATAAGATACGTTAAGAATCCAGAAAATATAAGAGTAGATAGAGCAGTTCCTGATGATCAAAGAAACTGTGAGCTTGACGAAAGTACTCATGTAGTAATAGTCGGCATAGCAACAGATTTAATGTTACAAAGAGTAAAAGAACAAAAAGTTCAAACAATTGAGAACTTTAGAGACTTAGAATAATAATGAATATTAATTTTTAAAAACAAAAACAAATGCTTAGAACCGCAGACAATGTGTTTAGTGTCGTATTAGACGATAGCACAAAACAAGCAGGAAACCTTCCAGCAGTTGGTACAGTTGTATCTGATTCTAACTTGGAAGAAGGCGCTATTGTTGCAGTAGATGCAGGAATGCGCAGAATGGATGCAGCCGCTTTAGCAGCAGCTGATCGTTACCGAATCGTACAAGGAAAAGGTACAGGAAAACAATTAATGATTTCTCCTATGATTACTAAAGCAAGTGCTACACTTTCTACTAGTATTCACCGAGTAGCTGTACAACAAGTATCAATTGTAGGATTTAACGGAACTACTGGTTCTCTTCCTGCAGCTAATTCAACAGATTACTTTATCAAAATTCGTAAGAATGATAATGATGCAGCTAACCGATCTCAACCAATGAGCCTTTTTGCAGGTCCTATTAAGAGTGATGCTTCTGCTACTCAAGAAGAAGTTGCTTTTGCTTTAGTTAAAAACGGACAAGCAAATTTTGCAAAAGAGCCCGCTAATGGTTATTTAAAGTTTGATGTAATTTCTGACGGTACTACCGCGGCTATTGGTACTGCTACATTAGCAGCAACTAATGGATCAACAGCTTTAACTTACTCTGCAGCTCACTCTTTAGCAGTAGGTGATTTAGTATTTATTGCAGGAGCAACTTATCAAGTAGCAGCTGTACCTACAACTACAACTGTAACGTTGTCAACTCCTTTTGAAGGAACAACTGTAACAGCTTTAGCAACAGGTACTACTTATGCTACTAACCACGGTAAACTTACAGCAGCTGCTAACTTTGGTGTTAGACTTACAGGTGTACAAGCTGACTTTGATGTAAACGCTTTCCGTGATTACTACGTTAACCGATTCACTGTAACTTTCTCTGATGAGTCAACTTTGATTACTACAACAGGAGCTCGTACAGGTTCTGGTGTATGGCAACAAGTTGCTATGGATGAGTACATGAGCTACGGATTTGAAGGTGAAAACAGCATGTTAGGTGTTCCACCACGAATGAGAGATCAAGCAGTTATTGAAGGAAACAAATACGGATGTATGGAAATCTCTTGGACAGAAGATATTCGAGGATTAGTTTCTCTTCAAGGAGGTAAAGGATCAGTATTAGTTTATGTAGATTTAGGTACAAGCGGGGCTTTCCCAGCAACTCAATCAACAGGTGAAGAACTTGTAGTTGATGTATTTGGATTTGCAGATTCTGATTTCGAAGAATAAGTAAATTCTCCACCCACAGTAGTCCCGCCATAAAATTGCTGTCTATGGCGGGCTACTATATTTTTTAATTAATAACTAAAAAAAACTAAATGGCACTCAAACCTAAAATTTCCGCATCTTTAAATAATAAATGCGATAAGATTACAATACAAGAGGAAACAGGTCCTTATGTATTATCTACAAATAACGGAGGTTGGGGAACGCCAAATATTGATACATCAGCAATTGTTTATGCTGATGTTCAATTTTTTAATAGTGACGAAACTCCTGATGTGCAAGCTTCGGGTACGGGCACTATATCAGGAACAACGTTCACAGACGTTACACATATATCAGGAACATTTAAAGTAGGACAAACTCTTACAGGTGTTGGTGTAGCAGCTGGAACAAAAATCACAGCATTACTTACAGGAACAGGATCTAATAACGGAGGTACTTATACAGTAAATATCGCTCAAACAGTATCTTCTACTACTATTAACGGTAATGTTCTTACACAAAATTTTATATTAAAAGATGGCACTACAGATGTCTACGCAGGCGTAGCAGGTGCTCCTACTCCAGGAGCTTTTACAGCTTTATCAGAAGTTGCTTGGTCAGGTAACGATGGAGTATATAGAATAGTTTACAAAGTACAAGATGCATCTAATACTTATGAAAACGATAAACAATACGTTTTATTTTTATGCAATCTATGTAATTGTAAAGATAACTTAATTGTTAAGTTAATCGATGCATGTGATGAAGAGACCGTAGAGAAATTAAAAACATATGTAGATCAAATGGAGATTTATATATACGGCATACAATCAGCATTTAGTTGCGGAGATTTCGACACTGCAGAAGCAATACTTGCTGCGGCAACAACATATTGCAATACACTTGACGAGTGTAATACTGGTAACTGTTAAAATTTAAATTATGGGATGCGGATGTAAAGATTGTAAAGATGTCACATTATTAGCAGGTAATGATGGGACAGGTATTTCTGCTATTGTAGATAATGGCGATGGTACATTTACTATATTTTTAGATAATGGCACTAGTCAAACTATTACTATGACTGATCAAGGAGATGTTCCTTTATTACATCATAATTTTTTTACATTAGGTCCTGATTTTTACTCAGAAAATGGAGCAGCAATAGGTAATCAAATGATAGGTCGTACAGATACTTACACTGCTGCAGGTTCTGGAACTACTAAAATAGTAGCCACACCTTTACAAGGACAAATTAAAACTACTCCAGTATTAATAGATTATTCAGGAGCAACAAGACTTACTCCTACTGAAACAGTAGTAGCTTGTGGAGTACCAAGTCCTGTAGATGTAATTTCTGGAAACACTTTATCTTTAAGAGCAACGTTTGCTACTAATCATAGTGCTAGTACAATATTTATTAATTTTTTAATGTATAAATTAGCTTGTTCAGATATAGGTAATGCTGGGTCAGATACTGATTTAACTGCATTAACTATTCCTGTAGAATATCAATTAACTTTAGCAGGAACTTCTGGTTTATATACTGCATGTGTAGATTATCCTATAAGTACTATAACTTTTAATAAAGGAGATTTATTATATATATCATATAGTTATACTAACGACGGAACCGTTATTGCAGATAATGAGTTTATCCAAGTAAATGCCACTTTATCTGTTAAAAAATAAAATAAAATGAGTTGTAAAGATTGTAACGAAGTAACATTATTATCAGGCACAGATGGTGTCGGAATTCAAACTATTGTAAATAATGGAGACGGAACTTTTACAATATTTTTAACAGATGGTAGTTCTTATACTACAGAAGATTTTTCAGGACCTAGAGGAGAAGATGGGGCTAATGGAGGTAGATGGAGATTTGATAGTGGTATCGTATCACCTAGTACTCCTAATGTAGAAACTTTTATTACAGATAGTTTAACTTTATCTACTGTAGGAAATATTAGTATAAACTATCAATCTATTGTAGGCACACCAAATGCTTACCAAACTTGGGCAACAAATATTCGCATTGCTATTTTAGCAGGAAGAGAAGTAATTCTTCAAATAGCAAGTTTAGATGATAGTAGTGTAATAGGAATATATAAGATAAGCGCAGGAAGTATTCAAGCAAGTCACGTTGAGCTCACTGTATCTTCAGTAGTTGTTGCAACAGGTAATTTAGCTAATACTAAAGAATACGCTATTTCTTATATAATAAATGGAGCAGATGGAGGTGGATTAACAACAATATATACTGGAGATAGTACAATAGGCACTACAAGAACGGCTACGTTAACAGATAGCTTAACTTTTACTAGTGGGCAAATGATTCGTATTGCTAATGGCACTAATATTGTCGAAGTAACAGATGCTGCGCATCTACCAAGCACTTTAGCGGCAAACACTACTTATGTTATTCGTGGATTGATCAGAGTAAGTAGCACTATTACAGTTAATAATGACGGCTCAAAGATTATAGGTCTTGACAGAACTAAAGATTTAATTCAATACACAGGCACAGGCACTTTATTCGATATTACAGATGTAGATTTTAGTATTCAAAATGTAGGTTTTAATACTACTACTACAGGTAAAATACTTGATGCTATTAATTATACTGCTGGTGTTAGTGCTAATAATTATGGCAGAACAAAAGTATTACAGATTTTTGGTTGTGAGTTTAGAGGTTGTTATGA